GTTATTAAGGTTGGATTCTACCTTCTCTTACAGCTTTATCGATGTCTTCTTCGTGCCTCGCATACTCACGAACACTCATCTTAGCAATTGCAGCATTAGACCATACTTTCTTTGTAGGAGCCTCTGATGCCTCTGCTTTTTTAGTTTTACTTACCACTTTAGCAGCTTCTTTTTTAGCAATCTGTTCTTCTTTCTTACTATACTTACCTAGCCCTCGATCCATTTTATATAGATCTAAAGCTCTGGCAGCAAGTGAAGCGTTGCTTGTATTTTCATACAACCAATCTTGAATAACAGGATCTTGCTGTGCAGCCCATTCATGAAAATCATCTTTTGAACGAAGTTCATTAAAATCAGGATGCATTTTTAAAAGTTCTACTTCAGCTTTTTCTTTTGCAATTTCTTCCTGTTGAACTTGAAGATTTTGATACTTAGTCTCCATCTCTTTTGTTCGGCTATCCGCTTTATTCATGGCAATGGTTTCAACCATTTCATAAACATCAGGATATTCCTTTCTCCAAGATTCTAATTCGTCTTTGGATTTAGGCGGAATAAACTGCTTTGATGATTGTTCAAGTTGAGTTCTTAAAGTTCGAACTTCATCTTTATGCTTTCCGAGTGTAGAATCATAGTGCCTTTTCAAATCGTCATAACGTTTCTTAAAGACACGTTCTTCGGCATTTTCAGGGCGTTCAGTTGAAGGAGTTGCCTTACCATCTAAGCTTGCAATTTCTTCTGATGCTTTGGTGTCCTTTTGAACGGTTGCTGTCTCTGCTTTCTCTCTGTGAAACTTCTCTAATTCACCTTTAGCAAATGCTTCAATTTCAGGATCACTTGCGTCATCATGTTTTTTATAAAGATTTACTTTTGGTTTTTTGACAAGTTTCGGTTTAGAAACTTCAGCTTCTTGCGAAACTGTAGCTTCCTTTTCTTTTGTTTCCATTATTTTTTCCTCTTAAGGTTGAGTGCCTTATGGATAAGGGTAGCTCTTATACTGTCTCCATATTTTGTGGGCTGGTCATTAAACCTGCTGTTTCAGTAGTAGGTTGTTCTGTACCAGGTGGCACATTGTTTTGGTTTTCCATCTGAGCTTGCTCAATGTCAGGACTAATTACATCAGTCATAAAATTTTGCACAGCTTCATTTTCATCTCGTCCACCATATCGTTGCATTGCAAATCGCTTTACAATTGATAGTGGGAAGATAACATTAGGTTCGTCTGTTCCAAGTTGATCTATAGTCGATGCTAAGTCTGGAAAGATTTTACTTAATGCCATTTTAACAGATGGAGATAAAGCAGCGTTTAAACTTTCTATATCTTCATCCGATAAATCTTTTACTCCTGGGTATTTTGTTGTTAGCGGACCATCTTGAGATTCAGCTACAGGTGGAGTTACCTGAGCTTGTGTAGGTTGTTGTACTTGTTGATTTTGTATAACTGGAGCTACAGGTATCATAGGTTTTTTATCAATTAATCCAGTTGTTGTAATTTTATTACCAGGTCCTATTGCCATTATACTAATACCTCTTTAGTTTTTTTATTTTTAATTAATTTACCTATAATATAACTTCCATTTTCAATTAAGATACTATATAACCTTCCTAATAAATTAAATTTACCTTTATTTAATCTCCATTTAATATCTTTAGTTCTATTAGACATTATATGATTCCATAACTTTGTAACTAATTTATTCTTTTTCATAATTTTAGTCATAGGAACTGCCCAATACCAATAACCATTAAGATGAGTTGAGCTAAAATTATTAACTGTAAAATTCCAACTTAATCTACAATCTTCTTTTGACATTAATTTTTGTTTATATAATTCTGTACAAATAACAGTACCACCAGTAAAGAAATCAACAACACTTTTAGCCGCTTTTGTAACTGTTTTAGCTACTTTTTTACCAACCTTTTTATCCATTAATAAGCCTGCAGCCATAACATAGGGACTTCCCATAGTTCCTTGCATCATTCCTGATGTGGCTAAACGCCCTGCCATTGTTTTACCCAGAACATGCTGAGTCATATTATTAATTACAATATCACCAGCTGCCCCAGTCATTTTTTTAGTAATATAATTTGTTAATATATTCCCACCTACATTTAAAGCTGTACTTAATGCTTGTTCCTTAAAGCTTGGACGAGTTGCTTTATATGCTTCAGATATTACTTTAGAATAATCTATAGGCTCTTGTCTAGTAGCTTCAGCCATTTTCATAACTTTTTCTGTAGCTGTTAACTCTGTAGATTCAGGCGTTATTTCTGGTTTTTTATATTCAAGATCTATGGTTTTAGCTTTTTTAGTTTCAAATTGACCTGTTTTAGGATCAAATTCTACCTGACCTGGTATTTCTCTCTGTATTTTTTCTGTTTGTTCTGTAATAGATGGTGCACTAACTAAATCCTCTCCACCTTTTTTAGCCCCTTCATAGGCTTCAAATTCAGTTAAATCAGGTGCTACAGTCTTTTTAGCTGTATCTACCTCAACATAGTCATAACTACCATCATCTTGTCTAACTAATTGTGCTACCATTTATATTTTTTCCTTATTCCGTTTGTGTGCCTCTGGCAGGTTGAGTAGTTGCCGCACTAAAGCCAGTTTCCCCTGGCAGCGGAACAGATCCTGTTCCAATGTTGCTACCTCCAACTCCTGTTGGATCTGTTGCCGAAGCTCCTGGAGGTATTGGACCAGTCGGTCCCATTTGACCTTGTCCTCCAGCAACGGCAGTATTGTTTTGATTTCCATTTGCCATCCCCATTATATGTGCGTAAATCGCAGCTCTTTCTGGATCATTGATTAATTGATCTGGATCGATGTCTAGCGACTTAGCTATTTCTTTTAAACATGTGTGCCATCTTACAAAAGGTGCTAAAGCAGGATTCGATGCTGTCTGCATAAACGTCATCAATCTTTGTGATCTTACTTCTTTTTGCATTAAGGAAGATGTACCTTGTGCTTTAATTTCTAGATCACCTTTGATATGTGGAGCTTCATCATTAAACTGCATGTTCCAGTGAAATAAAGATTCTCCTAGGGGCTTTATTAAATAGTCATCAATATTCTTAATAACTGTTTTAATACTTAAAGCTGCAGCTCCCATCAGCATTGACATGCCTGCTGCAGTTCGTGTTGTTGTTTGTACTCCTGTTGCTCCGTGTGAGTAGGAAGGAATACCTGTTGCCTCATCGGCAAGTTGTCTAAACTTGTCAAACATCATTAGATTCTCATGAGCGGTATTTGGAAACTTAACTCCATGTAGAGCCTGTCCTGGTTGACCACTTTGTCTTCTAAAGATTTTTCCAGGAAAGACTTTCATATCCTGACCTGGTACTAATAATGTTTCATCAACATCAAAAACTAAATTTCCTGCTAACGCCAAATTATCAATAGCCATTCTTGCATGACCATTCATAACCTGTTGTGAATCTTCCATATTTTCTGGAATACCTACTCCAAAAAATTGATAAGGATTAATTTCATAAGGGGATACTAAATACGGTAAACGTGTTGGTGTGAATGGATTTTCAACCATTCGAAGAATATGCCCACCACAAATCCAAACATTAATACTGACAACATCATTAGTTGTCTCGTAATTAATCCCACATTCATCTGCTACCTTTTTGTCAATAGCTCCCCAATATTCTAGAATCTCAAATCTGTTTTTATAAAGTGTTGAAATATTTTCTCTATCATATAAAGATGATTCATAACCTCTTGTTTGGTAATTCGGTCCCATTTCAAGACAAGCACGAATTGCTCCTTCTTTAAATAAGGGTTTATCAATTAGATTTTCTAATTGTTGTTTATTATAGGAATGCCTTTGAATAACATAATCACAATCATTAATATTCGTTGCATTTGGATCTGGATAAAAATCCCAACAAGATACTGCTTCTATTGATGGGATTGCTTTTGTTTTTGCAACATAAATATTATCGACATTTCCTTCTTCATCTTCTACCGTATCATAACTATGATACGTTTTAGAATCTGTAAAAGGTCCTTTTAAAATTCCTGTTCCTAATAACGACATCTCAAAAAAGACATGACGTAAAATAGTAATTGCCTTGCTTTCTTCTAATTGATCATGAATTAATTTTTCCATTTGTTCTGCAGCTATTCTTGCAGGTTCAATTTGAGGCTGACCTTGTGGTGCAGGTCCAGCATCAAAACCTAATTCTTCATAATCCTGTGCAATATTTTTAATTAAATCTGTAGCTGTAGCTCCTGGTTTTAAAGCCTTACCATCTCCATCAAAACCATAGATATCATTTATAATATCTTTAGTTTTTAATTGATCAGGAGATTTTTCCCCATTCATTTTTTCAGCTTGTGGATTTAAATGGGCATACTTATCAATATTTTCAGGAACCGTAGTAGGACTTACTCCTAAAGGAAACTTTCCTTGAGAAAATAAAACTTCTATAATCTGTCCAAAGGCAGCTAATACTTTAGTTTTTGTTATTTTAACAAATACTTTTGAGTTCTCATTAGTACGAAAAGCCATTTCAGGTCCATAAAGACCTCGATAGTTCCGATATGCCTTTAGCCATCGTTTCTCATCATATAATTTAGAAGTCTCAGATTGCTGAAACTTCTGCCTTACATAACCGACTAAAGGATTAACTTCCTCTGTATACGGTTTTTTAGCCATTATTTTTTATTTTTTACTATATCTCTAATTATATTAGTAATATAAAAACTAGGATTATATTTAGTAATAACTTTTTTTATAGTTGATTTTACATCAGCTACTTTAATAGTTTTATCTTCAGTATGACCTTTAAACTTTTTGTCATCTGGAGATCTTAAGTCTGTTTTTAAAGCCATGACTAATAATCTTTTTCGTTTGCTTTATTAAAAATAGATGCGTTTACTTTTTCTTTTTTACCTACTGAACCTGATTCTGATCCTAAATCACCTTGTTTAACTTTTTGATTAGGATTCATATTTAGTTTATCATTAGGTCTTTTAGCAACATCAGCTCCAAGATCACCTTGTTTGATCTTACCTAATATCGCTTCTCCTTTTGGATATCCATATCCTTCTGGCATAGTTTTCTCCTGTTATGGTTTTGGTGGGTAATAATCCTTATTTTTTAAAAGATCAGTCTCACCATATTTTTTACCTTTTTTATTTTGTTTTTTTAAAAATGAAGGAGTTGCTTTTATTCCACCCCAAATATTTTTAAATTTTTTCTTATACTTATCTGTAACAAGCTTACTAGCTTCTTTTAAATCTTCTGTTAAGCTACTCATTAATAATCTTTTTCATCAGCCTTTTTAAATAATGACTCTTGAACATGCTCTGATCCTGACTTTGTAGGATAGTTATTATTTTTTAAAGCAGTTTCAGATTCACCTTTTCGAGGTGCATCTTTAGAAAAGTCGATATTAGTTGCTTCCTGATTTGGCTGTTTGCCATCAGGTGCTGAACCAAGATCTCCTTGTTTTACTTTAGCTTTTGGATCGAAGTTTTTTTCCATAGTTTCCTCTTATAGTTTTATTTTCTTAATCGATAGTACGTTTTTAGTAGGTATAGTGGTGTACGATCCACCTTGTTCAATTTCATGATTATTTTCAAAACTTAAGTCCGACATAATCACGGTTATCTTTGATGTTTCTGCCATTAACCACCCTACACTATAGCAAACTGCAGTCTTCGCCTTTTTAATCTTGTTAATATTTTCCCAATCTGAATTAGAAACAATATCTTCCCAAGCAATAAGAACAAGTTTATAGGGAAATTTCTTTTTATTAAGTTCAGGTAGTTTTTCTTTTGACACGCTTTAGCTTTCCTGATTTTTCCATAGCGTAAAATACAGACTTGCCTTTTTTAGTCCCGTAATTTTTCTTCATGGTTTTTAATATTTTCTTTCCTTTTACATTTAATGGCATAATTAATATCCAAATACTCTATCTACGGGGTTATATTGAGGTCTTGTTGGTTGGCGAAATCGTTGAGCATAACTTGTATGCATTGGTCGACTCATGCAGCCATATCGTAAGGCATCATAAGCATGGTCTTCTACGTTTGTGTTAATATCCTCAGGATTAGTATCATCTAAAGGTAGAATGGGTAATGTTCGTATTAAATTTCTGCAAGTAGAAAATATTCTAAGACCAGGTTCTTTCTTTGCATTCTCACTTGGCTTTAATCGTTTGTGAATTTCTAACTTACCACTAATTCTACTTCTAGGTGTACGATCCGAGGGTCTCCATTTACAACCTGTCTGAATCATTGTTTCTGCAATACTAGGACCAATATCTCCACGTTTTGCCCATGTACTAGCGTCTAAGACCCCGTAGCGTATATATTCCTGACGCTCTAGCTCTAAGACTTTTCGTGCAAATACATCTGCCGTAATCTTTTTGGTATATAGTTCTCGATATATCCATAGGTTGTTATCATAATCAATAGCAAACCAAAGTACACAAGCAGGAGAACTGTAGCCCCAGTCTGCAGAACGAAATTTCTGCCAACCTTTAGGCACTTCAAAGGGATCAACCACATGAGTAGCTTTACTAAATTCAGGAAACGCTGAATCTTCGAATGCATCCCAGTCTCCATCTAAAAATTGTTTACGTTGAACCTCAGGTAATGATGCCAACATTGCGTAGTAATCATCGGTCTGAGTTAGATAGGGGTTGTCTTGAAGCTTTGCAGGTATAAACCTACGTGTAATGATCTTGTTTCCTGTTGGTGTGTTAACTTCCAAATTAAAGGTTGCATTTGGCACAGCAGGGTTTACAAACATCTCTCGTACCCATTGGGATCCGATGTTACCTGGATTGCCTGTGGATCTCATGTACACAGGTATCTCTGGATCAACTGAACGTAAAGATGATCTTAAAAAATTATATATATCTGGCGAAGGATATTGTGGTAGTTCGTCTATTCCTATCCATGTGTAAGATTGCCCTTGGTAACGTAAAGCGTCTGTCATGTTCTCTGCGTACCCGAACTCGATCTTTGCTCCTGATGGGAATCTCCACTCTTTTTCTTGCTCTCTCCATTTAGCTCCTGGGAACGCCCTGTTATATAATCGCTGAGAATGCGTAATCAGATCTCTCAACTCGGGCATTGTTCTCCGTAGTAGTAGTGCTCGATGGTGTGTCTTGTCGCAGTAGCGTAGAGGATCAACCAACATTGCGTAGGATTTACCCCCACCTCTGGCTCCACCGTAAAAGACTTCTCGTTCAGATGCGGCTAGGAAATCTGTTTGTGGACCTACATTAGGTTTAAAAACAACATCCTGCTGATGAATATGCTCCTGAACATTCTTTGAAGCACTGTCGATTACGTCTTGGGTTATTAGTTGCTGCTCTTTTCCATCTAATGCTTTATTGACAGTCTTGAGCTTTTGTTTCACATGCTCGGCATGCTGTTTGGCTGAACGGAGTGATTGTTCTGCCTTTGCAACTTTAGTTCGTGTTCGTGCTAGGATTGCCTTGACTGATTCCTTCGCTTTGCTCCGTACTTTCTGTTTGGGTTTCGGAGGTCTTATCTCTAATGACTCGTCTTTTAAGTCCGACATGCGAAAGGTACCTGCCTGTTTTTCTGTGCAACCATTGTGCAACTTCTCTGTATGAACACGTTTTTAAATAGTTCTTCGCTTCTTGTAAAGCTTCTAGTTCAGAGTCTACCGATTCAATAAAATCCGTATCATCTGAAATTTTATAGCCGAAAGGAATTGTTCTAGCTTTTCGTTTTATCTTCGTCAAGCTTATCCTTGGCTGGTAATATGAAAATACCATGCAAAGCTTTCATATTAATATCAAGTTGATCTTTCTTGGCTATGCCAATCCGATCTAAAATCTGTTTCGCTGCCTCCAGTCTAATGTTAGCATGGGGCGTTGTGCCATCCTCGTCTAACATGTCGACCATTTTAGTTGCAGCTTTGGCTGAGTGTGTGGCTAAGTAATTCTCAGCTCTTGATATAATTTCTTGTTTTAAATTTCTAACTACTTTTGGATAGGAATGCTCTGAATAACCTGCCAGCTCTCCAGCCTTTTTCAGGTTTCCTTTGGCTTCCCCGAATAATACGTCTAGAAACTTTTCCTGTGTGTTGGTCAAGCTTCTTTTTTGAGTTGGTATTATAGTAGAATCCATGTTTTGCATTTATCATTTCCATCATCTCTTTAAAAGGGAGTGATGCTAAATTGTTTTTCATTTATAAGTTTAAGGGAACCCTAGGGAATTCCCAGTTATAGGTGCAGATTAGTGATGACCCTATGTGCATGTCGTATGCGTTGTGTTCGTGTGTGTCCTTTTAATGTGCACCTGATTCTATTATACACACGATATAGGGTTTTGTCAAGCAATATCTGTGGGTGCGACATTATGTCCATATATAGTTCTTGACAAAACCTCAAAGGAGGTGTATAATATACCTATTAGGTATACGGGGGGTTTTATATCCATAATATAGCTAAATATACAAGTTACCCCCTAGGGATATTGTCGGGAGATTTATAGAATACTTCCCTAGTATATAGCCCAGTATATGGTTAACAGGGAAACTGGGGATTTTCTGGTGTAGCTATATATAATACCCCCACACCCCCCCTCGCACCCTGCACTACCTATAAGT